GGATATGAATATAATGGAGTCTTTTATCAATTGGATATGTTTCCAAAAAACATAAACCAATCATTACAGGAACTAAAAGACAAAGGATATAAGAATATCTATTACAATAAAGTGGATGAAGAAAAGAAGAACACTAGAAGAAGTAAAGCAGCTAGTCAGTGATGGTGATGTTCATGCATTCTATGTGTCGCGTGAATGGAAAGACAAACGCATAGAGATACTTAATAGAGATCATTATGAATGTCAAAGATGCAAAGGTAATTATGTTGTTGAATCAAAACCAATAAAGAGAATTAAAATCAAACGTGCAAATTATGTACATCATATCATTCCAATGAAAGATTGTTTTGAATTAGCATTGGATGATGATAATCTAGTAAGTCTTTGCTTTGAATGTCATGAGATAGTTGAAGGTAGAGATGGGACTTGGAAAAAATTCAAACATAAAAAGAAATTGACTAAAGAAATGTGGTAATTCAGCATACCCCCCGTCAAATTCTCGTGCGAATGTGAAACACGGAGAACGGGCATGTGGTCCTAACTTTTCAGAAATATTCGCGCGTGTGTGATAACGGGTGGTTGATTAGAAAAAATATTGAAAGGGGTGTTGTTATGACAAAAAAAGAAATCAAAGATGACTTGCTTGAACAGTTAGAAGCTCAAGGGAAGTATCAAAATTACTATCTTGATTTGATAGAAGATTATATGAAATATTATGATCTTAAAAGAAAATGTCAAAGAGATATCAAAGAAAAAGGATTGCGCTATGAAGTAGTTTCTGGAAATGGTTTTAAAAGCGAAAAGCCTAATGAATCCGTGCAAAATCTAATGAAAATAACAACAACTATGTTGAAAATCCTTGATGAATTAGGTTTACAAAATCCAATTAACACCTCTGATAATTCGGATGATGATTATTATTGATTGAATGTCAAGAAATCAACGATTATATCGACTATGTAAAAAAGAATCCAGATAAGATAAACAAAGAAAGAAAACTGCTGATAAAGAACATCGTTATGCCTACATTGGCTAGAAATGATGTTTTTTTTGATGAAAAAACATATCAAAATTGTTTAAAATATTGCGAAAACAACTATTATCCTTTGTTTCCTTATCAAAAATTCATCTACGCATTCGTTTTTATGTATGTCGATGACGTTCCACTTTTCACAACAATCATTATATTGATGGGACGTGGAAATGGAAAAGATGGTTTTATTATGCCACTGATGAATTTTTTTCAGACACCATTATATGGAATTAAAAATTATCACATTGATATCATCGCAAATAATGAACAGCAAGCAAAAGATAGCTTCAATGTTGTTTACGAAATGTTAG